TGCCATTGCTGTTATTGACTTTGGTGGTACTGTTTCTGCTACTGCTGGTGACTTGACAATTGAATTTCCTGCCGCTGACGCAAGCAACGCTGTAATTCGTATTGCGTAAGGAGTAGGCTATGGCAATCATAGCACAGTCTGCACTATATGGTTCAGGTTTATATGGAACATCTGAATATGGTGTAGTCAATCTTACTGTTAGTATTAGTGGTGTTTCAGCTACAGGTACTATTGCTAGTGTTGTAGCAGGTGGTTTTGAAGTAGATGTTACAGAACGTATCACAATAGGTGTTGAAGGTACAGGTTCTGTTGGAAGCCTAACTGTTAACACAGCGGCAGGGCTAACAGGTGTAGTTGGCACATTTACACTTAACGGTGCAGGACTGGACATCAGGTCTATTAACCGTGTTCCTGTTGATGGTGTAAGTGGAACAACCACGCTAGGAACAATAGAAGCACAGACTACAGAAGCACTGAACAGTGTGAGTGCTATAGGTGCTGTAGGAAGTCTTACTGTTCATACTGCAGCAGGACTCACAGGTGTTGCTGGAGAACTCAACCCCTTACGCCCATTCACTGCAAGTGGTGATGCACAGCTTTCTACAGCAGAAAAAAAGTTTGGCACTGCTAGTTTACTATTAGATGGAACAGGTGATTTTGTAACAACAAGTTACACTTCAAGTCTGTTAACAAGTTCAGAATGGGCTGTAGATTTTTGGGTTTATTCTTCAACACTAACAAGTCAAACTGCTCATCTTTGGGATGGACAAAACTCTAACTCTGGTTTTGCTTTACGTATTAGTAGTGGTAATTTACAAGTAATTAAAGATGGTTCTATAGCTAGGTCAGTTAGTGGACAATTAAGTAACAATACTTGGCATCATATACGACTACAAAGAAGGTTTGCCTTTACAGAAATATTTGTAGATGGATTCCAAAGAGGTCAGCAAGCAGGTGCAGGATACAATGCTCATACCTATGTAATTGGGGCTAAAGAAAATGGTTCTGAAGAATTTACTGGCTACATTGACGAATTTAGAGCCTCTACACCAACAGGTCTTTCTGCTGCAAGTTTTACACCTGAAACAGAAGCGTACTCTTTAGATGGAAGTACAGAAGCACTACTTCATTTTGATGGTACAAACGGTTCTACTACCATTACAAATGAAGCATCTAATGTAATTAACCTTACGGCAACTGGAACTGCCAATCAAACATTAACAGGTGTATCTGCTACAGGTTCGATTGGTGAAGTAGAGGACCAGCCAACAGAAGCTTTGCTAAGTGTAAGTGCAACAGGCGCAATTGGTAGTCTGACCTTGCACGTCGTTGAATCTCTTGTTGGAGTTGTTGGAACCGGAGCAATCGGCTCATTATCCCCAAGCGATGCAATTACCGTGTTTACCGCGTCAGCATACGACAGGAAGAACACAGTACACGTCATTCCATCTGCACTTATCTTCCGTTCAGTAGACAGCGGGGCTGCGGCAGACGCATACGACAGAACACGTATGGTTAGTGTTCTACCAAAACAAACAAGTAACCACAGAAGGGCTGCGTAACGATGTCTCTTAAATGGCCTGATAAAGACCCAGACGACCAGTTGGATTATTCTATAAACTGGGGTCCGGCTTTAGACACAGACACAATTTCTTCTCTTGTCTGGAAAATTTACGATGAAAACGGTACGTTGCAAACATGGTCAGATAGCCAAATTGTAAACGGTCTTCAACTGGTGAGCCGTACCAACACAAATACCGTAGCTACAATATATCTAGGAAGCGGCACTGCGTTTACTACCTATAAGATTGTTTGCCGTATGACAGCCAGTGATGCAACTATCCGCGAACAAGAGGTTCGGATTCGTGTTGTGGAGAAAAATTGATGGCGTATAACTACCTTTCCCTTTCGAACGAAGTCTGCCGCCGCCTCAACGAGACGGAGTTGACATCTAGTAATTTTAGCAGTGCTTCTGGATTTTATGCACAAATCAAAGACAGCATCAACTCTGCAATTCGTGATATCAATCAAAAACATTTTAACTGGCCGTTCAATCATAACACAGACGACATTGTTTTAACAGCAGGTGAATTGCGATACCCGCTTCCAGAAAACGCCAAGTACACTGATTTCGACACGGTTCGCTTGGCTCGTGATACTGCTGTTGGCGTCGGGTCAGCCAAGCACTTGACACAAATGTCCTACGATGAGTACGTTGACCTTCACATCGACCAAGAGTACGAAACAGACACAACAAAGGGTTCAGCACCCGAACACATTGTTCGTTCACAAGATGGTGACATCATTGTGGTTCCGATGCCAGACAAGGCGTATACAATCGAGTACGAATTTTTTATGTTTCCTGCAGACTTGGAAACATACGACGATGTACCAACAATTCCGTTTCGCTTTAAACACGTCATTGTTGACGGGGCTATGTATCACGCCTATATGTTCAGAGACAATCTAGAGTCCGCCAGCCTTTCCCTACGCAAGTTCGAAGAGGGAATGAAGCACATGCGGACTCTTCTTGTAAACGAAAACGCATACGCACGGGCGGTTTAAATGCCGGATAGATGGCAAACATACTCGTTTGAGTTCAAAGGCGGACTCATCACGAACCTGTCCCCGTACCAGCAAGGTATTCAGGCTCCGGGGTCTGCTCGTATTCTTCGCAACTTTGAGCCGTCAGTATTTGGTGGATATCGCCGTGTCGAAGGGTACGATAAATTTGACACTAACGCCCTTACTAATTCAGGAAATGTACGGGGTATTTTAAGGTACAACGCGGAAGTTTATGCTGCACGAGGTGATGACTTATTTAAATCTAGCGGGTCTGGATGGACACAAATCACGGACAACGCGACATACAGCAGTACGGGTATCACGCTTGGTGGTTCTGCAAAAATCCGATTTCTCAAGTACAACTTTGATGGAACAGACAAGTTCATGGTTGTCGATGCGACGGGAAAACCGTTCAGATTCGACGGAACTACCTTCGAACAGCTAACATCTCTGTCGTCAGATACCTCTGGCGCAAGCCACATCGTCAATTTCAAGAACCACATTTTTCTTGGAAACGGCAAAAATCTTGTTTTTTCGGCCCCATACGAAGATGATGACTTTACAAGTGCGAGTGGTGGTGGTATAATAAACATAGCCGATACGATTACAGGGCTTATTGTTTTCCGTGACCAGTTGATTATTTTTAGTGAAAATACAATTAACAGGCTTGTTGGTAACAGCATTGGCGACTTTCAGTTGCAACCGGTATCGCGGGACTTGGGGTGTGTGGCTGAAGACACCATTCAGGAAATTGGTGGTGACATCATGTTTTTAGGGCCGGATGGTTTGCGGCTCTTTTCAGCAACTGACCGCGTGGGTGACTTTAGTCTTGGGGTTGTTTCGAAGCCAATACAAACTGAAATGCTGGACCTTATCTCCAGTAGCACAACATTTAACAGCACGGTAATTCGTGAAAAAAGCCAATATCGAATCTTTGGATTCAACAGCGGGTACACGAACAGTGCCGCAAAAGGAATAGCGGGAACACAACTTCAAGAAGGCCTTTCGTGGAACGACCTTCGCGGATTCAATGCGTATGTTACCTTCAGTGAGTACGACGGGTTTGCAGAACGCATCTATTTTGCTGCTTCGGACGGGTACGTTTACCAGATGGAGCAGGGCAACACACAAGACGGAACTGACATCGTTGCTACATTTGCCACTCCGTTTGTTCCGCTGGGAGACCCTGAAGTAAGAAAAACGATATACAAGGGCACTACCTATTTGGACGTTAACGGCGACTTTGATTTGGAATTTTCGTTAAAGTTCGACTTTGACCAGCCAGCTTCACCGCAACCAGATTCGATTCTTAGTACAGATGCTGGTGCATCTATTACCTACGGTTCCGGTATTTACGGAACTTCCCTTTTCGGGGTTAAACAAAAGGCAATTTTTGAAGTGCCAACAATAGGTTCAGGATTTACAGTGTCTATACTTTACGAAACAACGGGAGCAAATACAGACGCTGTATTTACCGTCGATGCTGCAACCTTACAGTTTGCAACATACGGGAGGAGATAAAAGATGGGTACAGGTTACACCCGCAACGATACGCCAAACAACATAGCTGATGGAAACGTCATCAACGCCTCCGACCTTGACGGCGAGTTTGACGCAATTCAAGCAGCGTTTAACGCAACAACTGGTCACAGTCATGACGGCACAACAGGCGAAGGTCCGCAAATTGACACGGCGGGTATCGCGAACGACGCTGTTACGCTTGGTACCAAAACGTCAGGTAACTACGTTGCTGCCGGTGCGGTTAGCGGTGTAGGTCTTTCTGGTTCTGCGTCTAGCGAAGGCGCAACATTTACAGTTACATCTAATGCCACCTCTGCAAACACGGCAAGCACCATTGTTGCCCGTGATGCAAGTGGCAATTTTTCTGCCGGACAAATCACTGGTACATCCTTTGTGACCACTGGCGATATGACCTTCGGCGACAACGACAAAGCCATCTTCGGTGCTGGGTCTGACTTGCAGATTTACCACGATGGGTCGCATAGCTACATAAAGGATGCGGGGGATGGCGATTTAATTTTGCAAGGTTCTGATGATGTAAAAATACAAACTGCATCTGGGACAAATCTTGCAGTATTTACTGAAGGCACTTATGCACGTCTGTTTTATAACGGGACAGCAAGATTTGAAACCACCAACACAGGCGTGGATGTCACTGGCACACTATCCGCTAACAATATTAGAGTTGGGGTAGCGTTAGATTCTTGGGGTGCTAACAGTCACGTTCTTCAGATGGGTGATGCTGCAACAGACACGGGGGCATTGGCTTGGAATACCGTTTCTGGGGCTGATTACTTCGATTTGATGTATCAAAGCTATTTTGATGGGACAAACTACAAATATGCAACTGCCGCAGCAGCATCAAGAATTAGCCAAAGAAATGGTAGCATAACTTTTGATAGAAAAGCCGCAGGAACCGCAGACGCTACATTTACTTGGGATAATAGCTTAAATATTGCCAGCAACGGCGACATCAGCTTCTACGACAGCACAGGCACCACGCAAGGTTTCTTCTGGGATGCCTCGACACAGCGATTAGGGTTAGGGACTACGAGTCCTGTAGCGGATTTAACAATCAATAAAGACACAGATACTAAAATACAAATAATTTCATCGAATGGTGGAACAAATAGAATTGTCTTTGGCGACCAAGCAGACCAAAGTCGTGGTGATATAAAATACGACCACGCCAATGAAGCACTAACATTTAGCACTAATAATATGATTGAAGCCGTCCGCATCGACAGCAGCGGCAACGTGGGCATCAACATCACTGCACCGTCTTACGCTTTAGATGTAAAGGGTATTGGCAGTTATAATAGTGCAAGTTTTAGAGGTCAGGGAGCCTCAATCCCTACATACCTTTATTCAGATAGTACTTACTGGGCATTTGGTGACGCCCCAAGTTACGGTGGAAATCTTTGGGGTGGTCACGCAACTAATAATGAATTGTATGCTTATACCAACGGCTCAGAGCGCTTCCGCATCGACAGCAGCGGCAACTTGCTGGTGGGGACTACAAGCACAAGTATTGCCAATACTGGTTTAAGATTTAGCGGTGCGAGTAACTATCTTGCAGTTACCCGTGCAAGTGCTGCTCCTTTGATTTTAAATCTCACAACATCTGATGGCGACATTGCACAGTTCCGCAAAGACAACACCGCTGTGGGTAGTATTGGTGCTAAAAACGGCGATATTTTTATTTCTGGAACAGCCGCAAACAGCGGGATTAGATTTTATGACACAAATCCTGCATTAACTGCTTGTAGCACTGATGGTTCTGACGCAGACGCCGCTTTAAGTCTAGGGGTAGGTTCAGTACGCTTCAAAGACCTCCACCTATCCGGCCAAGCTAACGTAGGCACAGCCGTTGCGGAAACGCAGACTACTACACTTGCTGCTGGGACTTACACCCCTAATATGTCATCTTTTCAAAACTTTGTGTGGACTATTTCGGGCAACATTACACTTGGAAATATAACCACTGAACAGACAGGTCAATCAGGCTTCTTCATCTTTATCCATAGTGGCGCAGGACGTACAGTTTCTCTTGGTACTGATTGGGAAACCGCAGGTGGTGCTGGCCTCACATTGTCCAGCATAGCGGGTGCAGTTGACATCGTGCCATATGTCGTGCAGTCGAGCAATAACATCTTGCTTGGCACACCACAGTTGGCGTTCAGCTAAGGAGTAACAATGTCCGGCCCTTTTGGTTCAAGTCAATGGATGTATAACGCCTCTGCTGGTTTTTATGACACAGAGATTGATAACTCGTTGCGGTTCAACGATAATGACAGCGCAAATTTAAGCCGCACATTTGGTACTCCTACAAATGCCAAGAAAAACACTGTTAGTTTCTGGTATAAGCGAGGAAACATTGGTGTAGATTCTCGTATATTTACCGATACGGGTACAGGTATTTATATAGGGAGCAGTAACACGATTGGTATGACAAGGGCTGGTGTGGGAAACTTTTTAACCAGCGGTCTGTTACGAGATGTTTCATCGTGGTATCATGTTGTATTAAAAGTAGATACTACTCTAGCAACAGCTTCAGACCGTATTA